TACGGCCTAGTTGATGCTCGGTTGACTTCTCAAAAGCCGTGAGGATAACTACCGGAGCAATGCTGCCTTGTTTGATATGCTTTTTATACTGAACAAATTGCAAATCCCACTCTTCAGGCTCGCTAATAATAGATAAAGATGACGCATTTTCAGTCAATTCTTTAAACTTTTGAGGAGCAGGAAAGCTATAATTACACTCTTTACAAGTAGCTGCATTTATATAGTTAGCTAAGCCACATTCAGGGCAAAACTTGCAGGGGGCTTTATTGTTCTTTTTATCGCTTGTTTTTTTAGTGTGCTGTAGTATATCAATCGGTCCGAATCGTTCGATATTACCGCCGAAGTCTAAGATTAAACAGTCCTTTTTGAACGGAGCTAAGCGACTCCCACGGCCTACTAATTGACAGTATAGCCCGGGGCTTTTAGTTGGCCTAAGTAAAGCGATTAAGTCCGTAGACGGAGCATCAAAGCCAGTAGTTAAAACATCTACACTACATATTGCCCTTAAAACTCCTGTTTTATAATTATGTATAATGTGACTTCTTTCATTATGAGAAAGTCCACCATGCACACACTCAACAGAAACGCCGTTACTTTTTAAGATGTTAGTTACTGTTAAGGCAGAATTTACGTTAGGCAAAAACACTAGCCAAGATTTACGAGATTGGCCAGCTTCTAAAATTTTAGGTATAGCTAAAGGGAGTACATCCCCTAGCCTACTTTCGACATCTTCAGACAAAAACTCACCTTTAGAGATTCTAATCTTTGATGTATCAATCTCACCTTGCATAGCTCGCTTAGAAACAAGAGGAGAAAGATAGCCTTGTTCTATTAGTTGCTTTATATCAATCTCATAGGCCACATCAGTAAAAAGCGCATTTTCTCCTTCGGTGAGTAGTCCTGATGTTGTTCTATATGGTGTAGCGGTAAAGCCAACACATCGAGCCTTAGAATTAATTGAAAATATAGTATTTAAAAATTTACGATAGGTAGTCATCTCTTTAAAAGGAACTAGATGAGCTTCGTCTATTAAAACAAGATTTTGTTTACCGAATTTATCGGGACATCTCCCGGCAGATTGTATGCTAGTAAAAGTTACATCTTTGATAGATTTTTTATTTAGAGAAGCGCAGTACATTCCTATCTTAGTATAGGGTAGCTGCGTCAATGCTTGCATCTTCTCAAAGTTTTGCTCTAGTAACTCTTTGCGATGCGCTATAACTATTAATTTAGTATTAGGGATAGTTAAAGATTTTTTTATTAATGCTGCTATAATAAGAGACTTCCCGGCTCCCGTTGGCAATACAGCCAACGGATGCGAGCCTTTATCTTTACAAAGAGAATCCCATAGAGCATTAACGCAATCCTGTTGATACTCTCTTAATTCCATTTTATTGTCTCGTATAAGTACGGTAACTTAATAAAAGTAATTCTTTAGCTAATAAAATATAATCTTGATTAAGGAACTCGACTCCATGGCTAGTCCCGTTTACTTCTACCCAAAAAGAATCTTTATTTATTTCCACAAATAGCGAAAAGTTATTTTCTGGTTTAGAAAGAAACCAATGACGACCAATAAAAGAATCGTTAGAAACAACAGGAGAGCCATAACCTAAAACTTCTTGGCCTAGTTTTATTAAATCATCTACGTTCATTTACTCCTCCCCAATTAAATCTTTAATATAGATACCAGCTTCTCTTTCTTCTTTGGTAATTTCGCAAGTATCTAAATTGCCTTGAACCCCACTCGCATCTCCATAGATTCCGCTTACATCTCCACTAATCGCGCTTACATATCCCCTAAGTCTGCTCACATCTCCACTAAGTCCGCTCACATATCCACTAATCGCGCTTACATCTCCACTAATCGCGCTTACATATCCCCTAAGTTTGCTTAAATCTCCAGTTAACTTGCTTGTATCGCCTATCAATCTTTTAAGTTTTATTGTTGTTAATTTAGGTTTCATTTATTCCTCCCCAATTAAATCTTTAATATCAATACCAGCCTCTCTTTCTTCTTGAGTAATCTCGCAATCATCTAAGTTGCCTTCAAGCCCGCTCACATCTCCACGGATTCCGGTCACATCTCCATCAATTCCGCTCACATCCCCCCTAATTTCACTCACATCTCCACTAATTCCGCTTACATATCCCCTAATTCCACTTACATTTCCACAAAGCCCGGTTACATTCCCACGAAGCAAGCTTACATTTCCACGAAGCCCGCTTACATTTCCACTAATTAGGCTTACATCTCCACGAAGCCGCCTTACATTCCCACTAATTACGCTTACGTTCCCACTAATTGCGCTTACATTTCCACTAATTGCGCTAGCATCTCCACTGATTCCGCTCACATCTCCAATTAACTTGCTTGTATCGCCTATTAATGTTTTAGGTTTTCTTGTTAATTTAGGTTTCATTTACTCCTTCCCAATTAAATCTTTAATATCAATACCAGCTTCTCTTTCTTCTTGAGTAATCTCACACTTGTCTAAATCGCCGTATATTTCACTTGCTCCACCGCGTAAGCCAGTTATATTTCCACTTAAACCGCCTACATTACCAAAAAGACTTGATGCATCTCCTTTTATCCCCGTTACATCTCCACGAAGCCCAGTCACATCACCAAAAAGCCCGCTCACATCTCCACGGATTCCGGTCATATCTCCACTAATTCCGTGTGCTTCTCCCCATAGCCTTGTTGCATCCCCAAAAAGATTGCTTGTGTCGCCTGTTAGTTGGCTTGTATCGCCTATTAATGTTTTAGGGTTTCTTGCTAATTTAGGTTTCATTTATTCCTCCCCAATTAAAAAAAGAGCTATGCTCATCACATAGCTCCTTAGTTAACTTACCAGTTAGGCTCACTCTTCCAAAACTCTCCATCTTGTGCCGGAGCTGGTGTTTCAACTAACTTGGGCGGCTCAATCAAAGCCTTTGGAGTCGGTAGCCACTTCTTAATGGTGTTCTTATCCTTTTGGATAACTTGTCCTTGTTGAGTGGTATACGGCTTATCCTTCTCAACATCTACTTCGATATCTAACGGTTTATTGAGTAATGCCGTAAAGTCATTGTTTTTAAATATCATCACGGATTCAATTTGCCTCTTATCGGTTAAATTTGCAGCAATCGACCTACACAAAGCCGAAAGCTCCTCCATCGCTCGATTCTTAACTGCTGGTTTTTCATGCCCAATGTTAAAAAAGTCTGTTAGAGTATGACCATAATAATCTCCTAGAATGACCCCATAAGTTACGCGCAAGTGAAAACCTGCACTGCTTTTATTTTGGTATATATCAGCCGATTGAACCTGTACGGTATATCTACCTTTTGGGAGTACCTCGTTACTGCCGGACGTTCTCCCTAGTGCTGCTGTAATGTTAGTTAAATTAAATTCCATTGTTTTATCCCTTTATTATTTTAATTTTCTACTATTTTTTGAGTGTTTGAATTTGCTTTAATTAATGTTACCAATTCTCCCCAAAACTTAGACGGCTCACCTTCAGCAATTTTTAATTCATGCGGTAACTTATAACGATTTTTAGCGGCATAAGCTGGACGTTCTCCGGTATAGATTATCCGTTGACCATCTCCGAAAGCCTTAGTCTTAATCGTACCGAAAGACCCCTCAGTCCTCATAACGCTCACATCATAGGTTAAAAAGAAAAGGCAATCACACCATTCAGAAAGGATAGCCGAAGCTCTTTTATTTAAATCTAATTGGAACCTCTCGTAACTATCTTGTCCCGGTAATTCAACTTTCCTCACTTGACTATGAGCAAGCAAAAAAACTACCATATTTTTAGCGCGTCTTAATGTATCTAACTTAAATACAATTTTTTCCCACTCAACCGCAGCCGCGTCATAGCCTCGACCATAAGGCACTGCGCTGATATCAGGCACGTTTAATTGCTCAGCAACATGCCGATGAACTAAGCGCTCAAGCCAATCAAGCGAATCGATAACAACTGTACCGTGTGTGTGTTCATTGTTTAATAAAAAATCTAGTACACCGATGAAATCGCTATACTTTGAAATTAAATCAGTAGCCGGAACGCTTAGATCCACTAGCCCATCCTCTAACTGTATAAATACAGGTAATGGAGTCTTAGACGCTAAAGTGGTTTTCCCAGCTCCTTGGATACCGTATAAAATAATTCTTGGCGGTAGTAATTTTCTATTTGCATTAAATGGTGACATGTTCTCCTCCGATGTTGTATAAAATATAATATACAACAAGTAAGAGGAGAGTGCAAGGGTATGTTAACAGCTCAAGAGTTTTTAGAAAGGTTTAGAAGTTTGCATTGTTTTCAGATATTTGGAGACAATGCCGAAGCGAAAAAGACTATATTCCCTCGATGGTTTTTTAATACCTTTAATGAAGCAGAGAAGCAACTAAGAGAATTAAATAATCGAGGCGGCGGTATTTTTTTTGTAGTAAATGAAACCGATGGACAAGGCAGAACAGAGAAGAACATTACAAAGATTACGAGCTGTTTTGTTGATTTAGACGGCGCACCTTTAGACGCTGTTTTAAATTGCGAGATAATGCCTTCTATTGTGGTTGAGACTAGGCCAGGCCGTTATCATTGCTATTGGTTCGTGAAAGACGTTAGCTTACAAGACTTTCCAGTTATTCAGTTAGCTTTAGCTCAGAAGTTTAACGGAGATAAGACCGTCAAGGATGTATGTAGGGTAATGAGAGTCCCTACCTTTTACAATCAAAAAGATAATTCCTTTTTAGTTAGAGCGAAGAGCTTAAATAAAGATGTAATATCAGGCGACCAGTTAATTACTAAGCTAGAATTAAACATTCACGCAAGTATTTCTGAGTATACAAAAACAACTGTAAAACTCTCTGAAACTCATTTAGTAGGAGAGGGAGAGCGTCATGAAACTTTGATGAAACTTGCTCGTAAATGGGCAGCAAAAGGGCTTGAAGAAAGCGAAATACTGGATATCTTAACTATAGCTAATAATAGATTTACGCCGCCATTACCGGCATCACGGTTTGAAGAAGAAGCACGTCGCATTATATCCACTGTCAAAAATTATGAAGGCGGTACCCTTGGCACTGTTCAGATTGTAAGCGATGAACCAGACGAGGAAGAGGAAGAGCACAAGATAGAGCTACCAGCTACGGCAATTACAGACGATATAGTAGCAAAGGCTCCTAACTTAGTAGGCGAGCTAGTCAAAGCAATAACAGATAGTGCTATATTCCCGATTCCTATTTTAGCTTTACAAAGTGCTTTGGTGATTGTGTCAATGCTGAAGCGCAAAAACTATGTAGGATATTTTAACGGATTTTGTAACCTGTACACCATCGGCACCGGCTCTGCTGCGGGCGGTAAAGGTCATAACCTAAGCTGTGTCGATAGCATCCTAGCTGCGTGTGGTGCTGATGGGTATACAGTTGGGAAGCTTGTGTCCAGTCCTTCAGTTAGTACCGCATTAAATAGGACAGGAGGATGCTCCTTGAGCATGATTGATGAAGCCGGTATTTATTTAAAGCCTTTATTAATAAATAGATATTCAGACAAAAACGCATTAGGGCTTAGGGAAACCCTAATGGTAATGTTTAATGCTAACAGGAAGGTGAGGGGGGCTGAATACAGCTCAAGACAAGGCGCAACCGAACGTTTAGACGTGCAGAGTCCATTTTTAAGTGTCTATGGTGTTACAACTCCTGAGACTTTTTATAGCAACATTAGCGCAGAACACGCAGCCGATGGGTTTTTAAGTCGATGGCTTATATTTGAAAGCATTGAACCTGAACAGCGAAAAAGAAATTGGAGCGCAGGCAATAAAGAAATAGACATAAAGCTACTTGAAGAGCTGCAAAGAATCTCCAACATTCTTACCGCTAGGCCGATGAAACTTAAATTTACATCAGGAGGAGAGGATTTATATAGAGATATTATAAATTACTATGATAAAATAACCCAAGAAAAGAAAGATACTAACGAAGTAAGTATAAGAGGACGACAAGGTGAACACTTTGATAAATTGTGTACTATTTTATCTAATATTGATAATGAAACCAACATTGAGGCGATAGAGTATGCCAATAAATTAGTAATCGGATGCTCAGATACTTTATGTACTCATCTAACGGATGAGAATTTACATAAAAGCTCGATAGGGGAAAAGACTGAGCAATTTATTAAGTTTTTAAAGTTAGGCGGTCGAAATGGACGCACAAAAACTGAAATATCAAAGCGAATGTATCACATACCAGCGAAAGAGCGCGAAGAGATTATGAATACTTTATTGGAAGGTAAAAGAGTCAAGGTATGGCAAAGGCCGACACGCACTGGACGGCTTGAAACAAGACTTAGATTTGTAAACTAACTTTATTCTGTATAAGATATAACGCTCCTAGGTCGTCTACCTGTATATATGTAGACGATAGTAGCGTTTATTTTTTCTAAGTATGCAAAGCGTGATTCTTTGCTAGTCCGTGGGTTAGCTCGCGCATATTGAGTCAAGCTCCAACCATTTTTTAAATTTAGTTTTTTGTCCATTATTCCCCGTTGTTTTTAACTTATAATATACAGCAACAAGGGGCAAAAAAAAAGAGAATTAAACCTTTTTAAGGGCTTAATCCTCTAAAAAACTTACACAAGGAAAGTATTTTACCTTGCGAACTCTCTTTCTACACAACTAACAGCGATAACATTACATGAGCGAGCTAGTAGCTCCTTTCTAAACTCTTCTGCTCTTTCAAGCGAATCAGTTCTGAACACATAGACGTTACCATCTTCTTTCCAAGTTACTTTGTACATATATCCCCTCACTTTTTAAAGTACCAATCTTTAATTTGGTAATAGTTTTAAATACCCCGACTAGTAATTCTTGCCTGTTAAATAACGCGTAGCCTCCTTCTACTTTATTAAAAAACCCTACAATATTGCGATCCAATATCACGCAAAACTTAAAATCTGGATGCGTGGTTTTCCTCGCACGCATACTCTGTAATCGTATCACTTGCGAATTCC